CCACCAAACAAATTAGAAAAGAAGTCGCTGCCACCTGCCGCTGTGCTTGGTCCTTTTGCGCCAAACAAAAAGCTGCCAGAGCCAGCCGATAACGGAGTTAAACTGCCTTGGTCATCGCGGCCAAATGTAATCTCTTGCGCACCGCTACTCTCAGCCTCATTTTCAGCCTTAGTTATGCCTCCGCCAATACCTTTGCCCGCGCTTTCAATGCCAGCGCCAAGAGCTTCAAGACCTTTACCAGTGCTGACCTTTTGCTGTGCGAGACTTTCCCAATAACGACCGGGAAGCTGCATTTGCTTATAGTCAGCAACGACCAGCGGGTTATTGCGTTGTCCGAATAATTCCATGTCTCACCTATCCGAATAAGCCGCCAAGACTTCCAAGGCCACCAATCATCGAGCCTATTCCCGCCATGCTTCCGGCTGCCCTTGTCCTGCCCGCATTGTCTTGCGCGTTCATCATCGACAACATGCCGCTCATCAATAATAGTTTGGCTTGGTTGCGGTCTTGCTCAGACTGCATGTAACCATTCCATTGTTGTTGTGTGCGCTGCGTATCGTCCATTGTCTGAAAGCGATTTTTAACGGCATTGTTTGAAGGGCTATCAAATGAAGAACCAGTGACAGCCATAACGGCATTTATGTTCGCCATTTTTTCAGCGGTTTGCTGGCGCAGATATGTATCGGTCTGTGAATTCTGCAAATCGGTCAATGAAGCTTGGATATTCATTTGACCAGCTTCCCACCAATCCTGCATACCAGTGGCAACGCCTTGCATCTCAATATTCTTGGCTTGGGTTTCAGCCTCTTGCATTTTACCCATGCCACCAAGGACGCCACCCGCGACGCCCGTTAAAGCTCCTATGCCCGCGCCGACACCCATTAGTTTCCAACCTCCAATGAGACTTCGCAGATAGTAATTGGACCCGGACGATGCTTGACTATCTGAATAGTCTGCTTCCAATCGCGTCCTAATTTGCGAATACGAAAAGCCCCATCCAACAATGTCGGCTGTGCAGAACCATCGTTGCCCCAAACATTTGTCGTGAAGACTTTATTGTCCACCATAAAGTCAGTCGCGCCAGTAACATTGACGTATGCGCGAGCAATGCTCAAACGCTTCGTCCTGTCTCCAACTCTGTCAAAATAAGTCCAAGGAACAAACCTAGACGGCGTAAACAAGCCACCAACAAGATTAGGGAAACCTATGTTTTCACTAGGGTCTGTAATCAAAAAGCCATTCGCATCAATTGGGCGCTCGCCCAAATCACGATTGCCATCCATTAAACTAATCATTGTCCCGGCAGGAAGATGATAAAACGGACCTTTGCCAGCGGGAGGATTAGCCTGTCCATTGTCTTGGTTCACAAGCAAAGCATGGTCAAAATAAAGCTTCTCGCTTTCAACCTCTACTGTATAAACCTGCGTTCCAGACGTAGGATATTGCGTCGTAAAATAGACGCTTGAACCTTTGGTCGTCACCCATTTGACAAAGCCTTGGCTTGTCCATGGCGCCCATCCAATAAACATTGGCTGACCATCGCCACCAAATGCGGCCTTACCAACAACGCAAGTGCCATCACCATTCACAACATAGACATAACGCTCTGGCCGTTCGCCATCACCTGTCGTAATCGCTAGGAACACAGGGTCGGTAAACAGGTCATAGTGAAGGTCTGCAACGTCGATAGCCAGAAACGGGCGCGTGATAGAACCCGTCGCACGAATAGCACCTACACGGTTCAAGCCTTGGTTGATAAACAAAATAGCATCTTGGATGGTAACAGGCCGAATGTTCGACACGCCGTCATCCGCTATTTTGTCAAAGAACAATGTTCCAGGCTGCAATGGCGCGGAAGCAGAAATAGGCAAGAAATAAACGCCACGATAAGTAAAAACGAACTCACCTTGCTGCCATCCGATTAAATAATAAATCTGAGGGCAACCAGCAATTAACTCAAATATTGACGAGTTTGCGTTAGCTCCTGCACCGGGATTAAGACCAGACGCAACGCTATCAACCCAAAAGCCAAAAGGGTCGCCAATCTGCGACCAGATGATAGCATTTTGCGCTTGTGGAAAATTACAAAACACAACGCGGTCACGGTCATAAGACACAGAAGCAGGATAGCCACTTGTCGATGACATGAAAGCTTCCGCCCATTGCAGCGTTGGGCTACCGGGGTCAGCAGGCCCAACCTCTGTAATCTTGGATGAACCATTAGGGCCAACAAGAAAGTCTGCGCCAGAGCCAGAACTCGGAGTAATCAAATCAGCGTTATAGACAAGCTGTGTCGTCATAATGCCGATGACTTGGTTTGTGGTTACGTTTACAGAGCCAACCTCAAACTTGATGGAAGACTTAACCGTCGAACAAATCTGACCGGGATAAAAGTTCCTAGCATCATCCACTGTAATCGCAATGCTATCCGGCAGTCGTTGTTGTATCTTTACCTCAACATGGCGACTGTCAGTGTATTTTGTAATTGTGCATTGCTGACCAACAATAGACAGCGTTTGACCAACCATGGCTTGCGTAAAAACAGTATCGGTCGCGCTGACATTTGCCGCAGTCACAGTCGCGGTTCCAGTTGTCGCGCTATATGAAAGCACAACGCCTTGCGACACACGGCGATAAAACGGCTGCTTCGTTACGCCTTGGCTAACCTCAAAAGCAAAGTCGCCATAAGTCCAAGTAAACTTTGTGCGGTCCCAAAAACAACAATAAGGCAGAATAGTCGTGCCATTAGGGTCTCGATAGCAAATGATAATGTCGTCTTGGGCTTGCGTCCAATTAATCAGATTGAGCGTCTGCTCTGTCCAGATAAGACGGTTGGCATCCTTGAACCCGGAAATAAAATTACCCACCAAGTCATATATCTCAACGCTATTCGGGCCAAAGCGCAACATGAACTCTTGGCCTGTCGAGACACGGAAATACTCGCCACGATAACTATCGGCATAATAAATAGCGCCACGACCGGGACGCTGAATAATCTGACCCGTCGCCAAAGCGCGCCAATTCTCGACAACATCCCCACCCGTTTTAAAGATAGGAATGTCATTGCGACGGCGCGCGGCCTCGTTAATCTGACCCCCACCAAAATCAACTTGAATGTCTAGCTCTGTCTCACTCAACGCCAATATCCCGCCACTCGGCGCTTCCAGCGCGTTTCATATAATGGCGACTTGAACATGGCCCGTCCCGGCCTCTCTTGCGCGTCGCGTGAAACCGCCCGTTGGATAAACTCTTCGGCGTATTTCTCGACGGCAGAAGCCGCCTGTAAATTCTCATTCAGCGAACGATAGATTGCTGCCTCAATCTTTTTTCTTAAAGCAACCCGGAAGCCGAACGACCATTCGTCATTAGGCTGCGGGAACGGCGTATATTGAGCCTTAACACCATAAGGCGCGCGTGTATGGATATGGTCATTCAAGACCTTGTATTCTAGCTGCGGAGGATAGGCCTCTTTTGGCAAATGACAGTTTGGCGGGAGCGTTTGCTCATACCTTTGAATATCGTCAACACGCCAAACATTTTGCAGAAACATACAGTCGGCTGGCTTGGCAAATTCATCCGTCATTCCCGGATATTGACTGTCGCCAACACGGTCTAACTCTGCAAATGAAGTCGCAAAATTCCAATCCCGTAAATAATAAAGCTCTGGAACAATCTGCTCAAAGGCGCTATTCGCCACAATCCATTCTGACGAAGTATCGTCATACACATTAACCGTATTGTTAGACGTATTGATAAGCGCCTCGTTAATTAACGATAGGCGGTCTGACGTTGGGATAACGCGACCAGATGGAGCCGCAACGGGATTTCTGGAAATAGGTATCGTCATGCAACCAAATTGCTGTGCGTGACCCTTTCTCTCAACGCACCCCGTAAAACAGGAAAGGCCGGGATTGCTCCCGGCCAAACCCACTACTCTTGTCCGTCCTACACTTACTCTTTACTAAACCGTCTTGCGAATAGAAGGCTCGACCTTAACAGGCTTAACCTCTTCCCAAGCTGTCAGTTTATACTGGTCAGGGAAACGGCGAACAGCATCACGCGCATCAATCGCATACATGCTAAGTTCCGAAACCTGACCATTAGCAGGGTCTTTGTAGAAAATCTGAACCAAAGCTTCCATTTATTAACCTGCGTCGTAAGTTAGCCAACCATTGACTGTCGCTGATGGAGCAGTTCCATTAACGTCAATCCATGAACGGATATAACGATAAACAATCCCCGAACGGAAGTTCAAAAGAGGAATGTAATCCGTTTCTCCACTGGTAACAGCGGGACTTGCGCCAATTGGAACACCTGACGGAGCCAATGCTGTGCGAGACGCGCCGTAGTCTTGAACACTGAGCATTTCAACATTGCCAGCGCCAAAAGCAGGGTCATTCGAGCCAAGGATATAAACAGTATATTCCTCAGTGCCAGCAGACTGTTTGCGAGCCGTCCAATCAATAACCCAATAGCCATCGAAAAGACCGGGGCCAACGTCAAGCTGCGTAGGCTGACCACCACTTGTAAAGTAGCCGGAAGCCGTAAACGTCTGAGGCGTTACGCCACCCGTAAAGCAGGTCTGCGCATCAAATGTGCCGACCTTAGTAGGCGCATTAAAAGGCATTGGTGCGCCGTTATTACCAATCCATGGACCTAGTGCCATTGTCGTGTTCTCCTTGCGTTAAATTACGCTGCAATCTTGGCAGCGGTTACGGACGTAAGGCGAGCGACCGAACGAGGATGTTCGCGGGCGATACCCCAATCCCATTTGATATGCGTCGAGCTGAATGGCGCACCAATCAACTGGCCCTCTGGACGGACAGTGATAGGCGTCTGCTCAATGCCATACAGACCACCATCGCGGAGGCTGATGCAGTAGATAGAAGCCGTCTGAGCAGCACCGCCGCCAGCAGGAACTTCTGTGAAAGGAAGCATGTCAGGGCTGTCGTCAGGCTCATAACCAAACAGAATTGGCAGGCCATTGAACTTCATAACACGGCGACCAAATGGGTCTTTCTCATCCGAGTAAACAACCGCGTTGTTGGTGACAGAAGCGTCACGCGCAGCGGCGTCAAGATAAGGCATAAGACCACGAGGCATAAGCCAATGCGTTGGCTTATTAACCAGCCAATAAAGAATGGACAGGTTAGCAAGCGAGAGAGGACCACCGCCAGCAGTCGTCGAATTGTTCAGCAAGTTGCCGCCCGTTCCTGCATTGGTAGCAAGATTGAGGCAACGTGACTGAATACCATTCGGAGCCGTTGGGTTAAGGTCGTTGTCTGACTTAATGAACGACTGAGTAAACATCTGAGCCATAGAAATGGTTTTCAGTTTAATCTGACGAGCCTCATGGTCCGGGCCAAGACGGTCAAGAATAGCGCGGTCAACTTTGACGTATTCGTCAACGAAGAACGTGTCTTCTTCACGAAGGTTGAAGTGACCTGTCTGCTCGCCGCCAGCGGTATTCAAACCACGGAAGCCAACAGTCGGCACGTTACCAATGTCCATGAAAGCGCGCTTGCCGTTATTGGCAGGCAGGAAAGGCATGGCAGAAAGCAAATCACTGTTCGCCGCCATGTTCTCGACGAAGATGCGCGAACGGTCGCCATCATCCATCGTCTTCGCATATTCTAGTAATGTAATGGGTGCGGTTACACCCGAAACAATGTTCACCATTTAACTCTTCCTTAGTTAGCGCGGCGCTCTCTTTGTTGGGTGTGATGCCACTTCTGCTCGAAGGTCATCTTGTCCCATCCCTCGATTTCACCGCCGCCGGTTCCATCGCGTCCCAAACCAGAGAAGCTGCCTGCTCCTTGGCTTGTGATTTCTTTCTGAACCCGCTGCCAAAAACGGATGATGCCGGGGGTCCACAAAGTTTCGCTAAGCTGTTCCGCAACGGCTTCATCGCCAGCGGTCGCTTTGAACCAAGATTTAAGAGAAGAGACTTGCTCAGAAGCATCAGAACCAAGCTGTTTAAGAAGCTCTGCTTTCTGTGCTTGGATGCCTTCGGCCCACGCTTTTTGATGGGCGTTTGAAGCTTCAATAAACTTCGTCGCCATCGCGTTGTATTCAGATTTAGTTAAACCCTTTTCATACGCAGTCTCTTGAAGAAGCTGCCACATTGGGCTGTTCTCTTCGACCTTGTAACCTTCGGGAACTTTGTAATCTTTGGGAGCGTAGCCATACTCTTTCGCATTAGCAGGCATTTCTGCTTTGCGTTTTTCGGCCTCTTGCTCAAACCGAGACTTGAACTCATTAAGCTCTTTGAACTTGTTACCAAGCTCATCAAGCTTCACGCCTTTATCCGCATCGTAAAAGCTATCATCAAGCCAATCTGGTTTCTCAACCTTGGGTGCTTGAAAGCCTTCTTGGGATTGTGCTGTTTCCTGCGCGGGCGTTTCCTGCGCGGTTCCTGACAAGCTCTGCGGCGTCGTTACTTCTTCGGTCATGCGGTTCGTTTAACTCCATCGCTCCTATGAGCATGGCGGCTAAACTGCGGCGTCCCTCACGCCATTCCAACGCACCAGACGGCGCACCGATTGAAGTTAGTGCTTGCAACTCTTTCAGTAACAATTGGCACAATGACGAAGCTTCTGGAT